TCTCGGATGGTTCGGCTCCGGCGGGACCGTCGTCGTCGACTTCGGTTCGCCTCTGATCGCCGAGCCCCTCTTGATTGCAGGGATCGACCGCGTCGCCGTCCAGGTCTCCGCGATTGCCGGCGGCGGAACAGTCGACGTTTGGCTCGGCGGAAGCTCCGTCGACTGACAGAGGTCCTCGCAGTGCTCACGACTGACCCCGAGAAGAAGGCCCTCCTCGACGAACTCGCCGCGACGGAGGAAGCCCGCCGCGAGTGGATCCGGACGGCCGTTCTCGCCCACGGTCGGCTTGACGTCCTCTGTGAAGAGGTCCTCGGGCTCAAGCTCCGCCCCTTCCACCGCGCAATGCAAAGATTCGCGCTCCGGAATCCCGCGAGCCTACAACTCGCGTTCCGCGGAGCTGGGAAGTCGACGACGATCACGGTCGCCTTGACCGTGTTCCACGTCCTCCGGAATCCGAACATCCGAATCCTTCTTGCGAGCAAAACGCACGAGTTCGCGAAGGATATCTTGAAGGAAATAAAGGGTCACTTCGAATCGGAGATTCTGACGGAGATATTTGGCGATCATGTCGGCCCGCGGTGGGATACGAGGGAGATTGTCGTCTCGACGAGGACGAAGGTCCAGAAGGAGGCGACGGTCTCGACCGTCGGAGCAGAAGGGCAGGTCGTTGGCAAACACTACGACGTGATCTTCGTCGACGATCTCGTCGACCAGAAGAACTCGCAGACGTCGTACATGCGTGAACAAGTCAAGACGTTTTACTACAAAACGCTCTTGCCAACGCTCGAGCCAGATGGGGAGATCCACGTCCTCGGGACGCGGTATCATTACGCCGACCTTTACGGACACCTTCAACGCGAGGAGTTCACGTCGTCGACGCAGATCGTCCCCGTCCTGGATGGGGACGGCAAAACGCCGTGGCCGGAGAAGTTCCCCACGAGCGTCCTCCGGAAGCGGAAACGCGCGATGGGCCTCGTGATCTTCATCACGCAAATGCAATGCGACGCGGAGCAAATGCGCGGTGAGGTGTTCGAGGTCGACTTCATGCCGGAGGTCCCGTTGGATGAGGTGCCCGCTGACGCGGTGTACTATCTCGGGGTCGACGTGTCGACGGGGGAGGCCGACGACTTCTTCGCGATGGTTGCGATCGCGGCGAGCGGTTCGAAGATTTGGGTTGTCGACCACTTCGAAAGGAAGATTCGGTTCGGGGAGCAAGCGCGCAAGATCGCCGAGTGGTATGATCGGTTCCAGCCTGCAAAGGTCGGGATCGAGACGAACGCCTATCAGGTCGTTCTTGCTCAAGCCCTCGAGGACAAACGGCCGGACATCACTGTCCGCAAGATCAACACGAAGCTGAGCAAGCAAGAGCGCGCGATCAAGCTCGCGGCGCGGCATGAAGAGGGCGAGATCTCGTACGTATACGGCAATCAAGCCCTGATCTCTCACCTCGTCCTGTTCCCGCGCGGCGAGAACGACGATCTGTTCGACGCGCTCGATCACGCGATCAAGGCCGCGTTCGGCGGACGTGGGCGACGTGGGCGACGTGGGCGCTCTCGCAGGAATCAACCTGTCGGTCTCTTGTAGGAGGGTGTCACGATGGCAGTCCAGATCAACGAGGTCGCGCGATCGGCGGCGCGCGAGACCCGGCGGGTTGTCGCGCTCGCGATGGTGTCCCCGATCGCGAAGGCCGCAAGTGAACAGCTCGCGGCGGAATCGAAGGCTCACGCGGACCCTTGGGCGGAGCTGGGAGGGCTCCACGGCGCGATCACGCCCCCGCTCGACCCGCTCGGCCTCGCCCTCCTCGAAGAGTCGTCGAGCGAGCTCGGCCAATGTCTGACGGCGCTCGAGGTCAACATTCCGGGGTTCGGGTGGAGGATCAAGCCGCTCAAGGCGAGCGAGGACGCCGCGGAGGCCGACGAAGCCTTTGCGGCGCGACTCGAGGAGGAGCGCGAGTTCTTCCACGAGCTGTTGACCTATGCCGATTACGACGAGGGTTCGTTCACGTCCCTCCGTCGTCGCGCGCGGAGGGACCTCGAAAGCTCCGGTAACGCCTATTGGGAGGTCGTTCGCGACGCCGCGGGGAGGTTGTCGGCGTTCCGCCTGATCCCTCACACGTCAATGCGAATGACCCCGAAGGGCTCCGAGGTCGTCGAGGTTGAGAGGCTCCGCCCGACAGGGAAGGGGCTCGAGCGGAGGTTCAAGCGCGTCCGCGTGACAAGGCGCTTCCGGAGATTCGTCCAGGCGCAGAGGGGCTCGGCGGCGAGCTGTCGAGCGGTCTACTTCAGGGAGTATGGCGATCCGCGAGAGTTGGACTCGCGGACGGGCGAGTTCAAGCCCGCGGGCGAGATCCCGCGCGAACACCTCGCGACGGAGATCGTTCACTTCCGGATTTACAGTTCGCGGACCCCGTACGGGTTGCCGCGCTACCTCGGGAACCTCCTCGCGTTGTTCGGTTCGCGGAAGTCGGAGGAGATCAACTTCCAAACCTTCACGAACAATAACGTCCCGTCAATGGTCTTTCTTGTGTCAAACGGGGAGCTTACGTCGGAGTCGGTCGAGCGGATCAAACAGTTCACCGAAACGCAGATCCAAGGGTCGGACAACTATTCGAAGATGCTGATCGTCGAGGCCCTCCCCTTCGAGGACTCCGGAGATCAGGCAAAGGTCGAGATCAAGCCGCTTGTCCGGGAGCAACACACTGACGAGCTGTTCCAGAATTACGACGCGAACAACCGGGAGAAGATCCGGCAGTCGTTCCGACTCCCTCCGATCTTCGTCGGCCGCGCGGGAGACTACACGCGCGCAACCGCTGAAACGTCGCGCGCGCTCGCCGACGAACAGGTCTTCCACCCTGAGCGGGAGGAGGACGACCACTTGATCAACCGGATCTTGACTGACGAAGGGATGCTCCATCACACGTTCGCGACGAACACTCCGAACGTGACGAACGACACGAACTTGATCGCCGTGATGACGGGCGCGGAGAAGACAGGTGGGATGACGCCGCGGATCGCAAGGAAGATCCTCGAGGACGTGCTGAACAAGGATCTCCCCGGCTTCGGGGACGGCTTCGACCCGGACGTCCCGTTCAGCCTGTCAATGGCCGACGCCGTCAAGAACAAGGCGCAAGCGAACGAGGTCGGGCAGCAAGTTACCGCGCTCAAGGGTGAGGCGGATGACGCGACGTGGATCGACAGGATCGAGAACGCGCTCGTCGTCCGCGCGGACGAAGGGGGTGCGAGCGTTGGAGCCGGGATCGCCCTGAACGCGGGTTCGCAGGCGGAGGATATCGCCGACGGTATCCAGCGGGGATACCTCTCCCCGATCCCGCTGAACCTCCGCGGCCGGGATATGTTCCTCGGGGACGGCCGCGCGTTGTTCGCGCGCGTTCGCTTCGGCGAGGTTCGACAGCTCACGATCGAGAACGCCGCGGTCGCCTCCGGGGTCGCCGTCGAGGACCTCCGGACCCTGTTCCCCGGACGGTTCGAGCTTCACTTCGCCGAGGTCGTTGCGCGGGACGCGATCCCTGTCGTCTCGTACGAACAACCGACCGACTCCCTGTTCGCGGTTGTCGTCGGAGCGGGGTGAACCGTGGCCGACGAAGTCGATCGCCTCCGGCCGGAGGCCCTGATCGCTCGAGGTTGGGTTGTTCAGGAGGCCCTCGGACAAGCCTTGTTCTCGCTCTGGCGCGAACACGCTGAACCATACGTCACGGCGATCCGGCGCGCGCGGTCGGGCTTCCTCGACCTGGCGCGAAACGCCGAGCGCGCTCCGGCGAGGTTCCGACGGTCGGAGGCCGCGATCGCCCTGATCGAGCGGGCCTCCGAAGAAATGTTCATCCTCGGCGCGCTCCACATTCGCGCTCGCGATCGCCAGTTCACGGCCGCTGGCAAAGCCCCGCTCTCGTCGGGGAGCTTCCGCGTCGACAAGGCCGACAGCATTGCGACCGCGACGGCGCGTTACTCCCTGTCACTCGCCGACGCGAACGCGATCAAGGGGATCAAGCAAACCCACCGAGCGTGGTTTCGCGACGCCGCGGGGAAGCAATACGAGGGCGTCGGGTTCAAGCCGATCGCGTCCGTCCTCGTCAAGCAAGGCAAGTCGGGGTACGAGATCGCGGAGGGGCTCGCCGACGCCGTTCAGAAGAAGTTCGGGTTCGACCCTGCGAACATGAGGGGGCTTACCTACTGGCAAGGCGTCGCCGAGCACGTCGCCACCTCCGGCGGCGTAGCGGGGCAAATGAGCGCGTTGACGGCGCTCGGGTGGGAACGGTATGTGATCGTCAACCCCCTCGACGAGAGGACGACTCCCGTTTGTCAGATGATGGCGGGGAAGACCCTCCTCGTCCGCGACGGAGCGGACCTCATTCAACGGGCGTTCGAGGCGAAGTCCCCCGACGAAGTCCGCGCGGTCAAACCGTTCGTCAAGAACGGCGACCCCTTTTGGATCACCTCCGCAAGCGGGGTGAAGCTCGACCTCGGGGCGAAGGAGTTCTCTCCGAAGGCGTCGGCGGACCTCGCGGCCTCTGGCTTCGCCGTCCCTCCGTTCCACTTCCGTTGCCGGAGCTTCGTCGACATTTCCTTCGAGAGCGGGAAGATCGAGCCCGGTCCGGAGGTCTCGTCGTACGCTCCGAAGCCCCCTCCTCCGAAGCCTCCTCCCGCTCCGAAGCCTCCTCCCGCTCCGAAGGTCGAGCCCCCGAAGGTCGAGCCTCCGAAGCCTCCTCCCGTTCCGAAGGTCGAGCCTCCGACGCCTCCTCCCGTTCCGGTTGTCGTCGCTCCGCCTCCGCCTCCGGTCGTCGTCGCTCCGGCTGTCGCTCCGAAGGTGCCGCTCGGGTCGTTCCCGTGGACGCTCGACGACCTCGTCGTCACGGCGGACAAGCTCGGCGGTGCGAACCCGAAGTTTGTCCTACAAGCCCCGGACGGGTCGAAGTGGATGTTCAAGAACTACTCCGAGATCAACTCGGAGTTTCGGACTTACATTGACGTCCTCGCCGCGCGCGTTCAGAAGGCCGCGGGCGTCGAGGTCCCGGACACTTTCGCCTTCGAGATCCCCCGTTCGTGGGGCGGGTGGAGCGAGACAGGAGGGAGGGCGCAGAACGCGAAGGGGTCGCTTGCGAGAATGATCGACAAGGCGGAGATCACGCGTCCTGATCTCCGCGACGTCGGCCTCGAGAACTTGACTGCGATCGGACGCGTCGACGTCCAGATTGATCACGCGGTGAACTGGATTATCTCGAACGGGGACGGGCACTTTGAGAACTTCCTCGGGGTCGGGGATCGGGTTGTCGGGATCGACAAAGCGCAGGGGATGAAGTTCTTTGGACGCGACCGGCTCGCGATTGACTACGTCTCTCCCCAGCAGCCGTGGCCGAACAACAACGGCTTCGCTTACGCGGAGTGGCAGCTCCAACGATACCGGTCGGGGGACCTCGGGAACATCGCCCTCGAGGGCGTGTATGACGCGACGGGAGGGCTCTCGTCCTTCGGCCGTCGCTTGCAAGCGATCGCCGATATCCCTGACGACGAGTATCGGGCGATCATTCGCCCGTACGTCGAGAACCTCCCTCGCGGAGGAGGCTCCGGCCCGTTCGCGCACGGGTCGATCTATCGCAACTCCTCCGTTGACGAGGTCCTCGACGCGATCGTCGCGAGGAAGAACAACGCGCTCAAGGACTTCGACGCCCTATACAAGGCGATCGAGAGCAAGCGTCCAGGCGGAGTGTACCACCCTCCCGCGTCGGCGAAGGTCCCGAAAGCTCCGCGCAAGCCTCGCGCTCCGAAGCGTCCGAAGCAGCCGAAGGGCGCGCTCGAATCCCATAACATGATGAAGCCCGGACTCCTCGACGACATTGACAACGCGGGCCTCGCGGGCTTCCACGTTTTCCAGAGCGGCGCTGACCTCGAGAACCTCGGAATGTTGGGATACAAGACTTTCGGCGTCGACGGCGCGAGGCAGATCCACTTTCGCGGGAAGCTCACCCCCGCGGCGCGCGCGCGGATCACGGCCGCGGCGAAGGCGAACAAGCGGCTCTCGACCTCCGCGGCTTCGACGACTGTCAACGCGGTCGAGGACGAAGTCGCGCGCGTCGCGAAGGTGTTCAACGGGAATCAGGGCGAGGACGTTTTGACGTTCGTCAAGTCGTTCAACGCCCACCTCGACGCAGCGTCCGGCCACCCCGCGTATGACGGAATTTTGCCCGACAAGACGGAGAAGCTATATTTCAAATTGTTCGACTATTTCGACAAGGTCGAAACCTATTATTCAAGTCCGGATTCATTCAGTCACCTTCTGTCCGATATCGGGTTCGAGCCGACAAAGCTCGACGCCGACGCGGCGAGCTACTACCTGAACAAGCTCGAGGCTTTCCGGAAGGGAGGAGCTTGGAACCTCGAGCAAGTCGTGTCGAAGGGGAACACGATCGAGCCCTTCGACACCTCCGCGTATGCTGCGAGTCGTCCTCGCCCCGTCTCTCCGTCGCCGTCCTCCGCTCCGTCTCCGGCCGCGGCGACGACTGAGCCCTTCACCGTCCGCGCTGCAACGGCGAACGAGACCGTGATCGAACACAATTGGATCGGCCCCGAAGGACCGAAGTTGCAAAGTGAGTGGGGCGTCGGAGACCTGTCGAAGTTCAGGAAGGTCAACGAGGAGGTGTACGACGTCGCGAGGGCATACAATGGCGGGACGATGGATGGGTTCGTTTTCACCTCGACGAAGAACCCCGACATTTCGATCCGGACCTTCACGCACAAGGCCGGAACGACGTCGGCGTTCGACGGCGAGATTCGGATCGTGATGAAGATCGCGGACCCGACTCCGGCGGACTTCGAGGAGGCCCTCGACCTCGCCCGCGCGATCGGGGTCGACGTCAAGAAACACAGTCCGATGCAAGAGGAGTTTCACGCCCTCTGGGCGCAGAAGCAGGCGAGCGCGATCGGGTTCACTCACGACCCCGACACGCTTCACCTGTTCCAGATTCCGGACGAGCTACCGGCGGCGGAGAAGCTGTCCAGGTTGAAAACGGCCTACAATCATGCGGCTATGATCAAGAACGCCGACTGGCTCCGGTGGGAGAACTTCGCCGCGGACCCGAAGAAAGCCATGATGCCGATCTTCAACGAGAAAGTCCTCCGCGCGGGGGAGAAGCAACGACCTTACGGGTTGCCGAAGTGGAAGCGGCTCGACCTGACAGTGAAGGACCTCAAGGACGCGGACATTCGCGGCTCGTTCGCGTCGATCTATGGGAACGCACACGAAGAAATGGCGAAGATCGCCTTCGGCAATGACAACGCCGCGCTTGTGTCGACGACAAGCCGGAGCCGACAGGGTATCCCCCTCTCCGGCATGAGCCCGACGGAGGATATCGGAACGGGCGTAGGAGACTACGCGTTCACCCGGCTTCGGTCGCGGCGGACGTCGACGACGGGGTCTTATGGCAATTACGCGCTCGACACTGACGAGCTTGACCGGAAGATCAAGCAAGGTCTGTTCGACCCTGCGAGCGACACTGTCAACGCAACTCCGGGCATGTACTTTAAGCGCGAGGCCCTCTTGACGACCGACGCGTTCTCGTACGGGAGCGACCAATATGGCAACGTGTCAACGCACGAGAAGATTTGGGGCAACATGCACCGAGTCTCAAACGCGAAGTCCGCGAAGGAATCCGCTCTCGACCTCCTCGCGCATTCATACCGCAATGACAACGAGCACATTGTGAAGGGCAACCTTGGGATCGGGGAGTATCTGCAACATTGGGTTGTGATGGATCACGGCGAGCGGGAGCGGATGGTCGATTACTTGCACTCGATCAACATCACTCACCTCGGCGGGAAGAAGGTCGAGGACGTGATCGTCGTCAAGAGGTTCTGAGGTCGTATGTCAACGTTCAAACGCGCAAGTGATGCCGTCGAGGCCCTCTCCTCCCATTTCGCGATCGTGACCCGTCGCGACGTCGACGGCGTGATCCTCGCGGAGTTCGCGAGTCCCGCGCTCGCCTCCTCGAAGCTGAGCAACGGGGAGGTCCTCCTCCTCGCCGGAGCCTCGACCTCGCGCGGTCCTGACCTCCGCGCCTTCACCCTCGAGGGGTTTCGCGGGTTCGACTCCGGGTGGGTGTTCGACGTCTCCGGAGGGACACTCGAAATCGAACCCGCGATCCCGGCGTTCCTCTCGCCGCGGTTGAGCGAGGCAGTCGAGGCATTGAAGCTCTCCCCCGAGGGAGTCGCTGGCGTGAAGCGCCACGTCGCGGAGGTCCTCACGAGGATCGAGGGGGCGAAGTGAAGGCGTACCTTTGCCAAGTCGTGAACCGGCTCGACGAGTGGACCCCCGGAGAGCAGACCTATGCCGTGATTGCGGTCCTCGTCGCCGACGGTCCGGCGATCGTTGCGGTTCCCGTCGGAGCCGGGACGTCCATCCTCGCGGCTCAACTGCAACGCGACCTCGCCGGGAACCTGGCCGCTCCCGCGGAGTTCTTTGCGCGAAGGTTCGAGGCGAACGGGACGCGGACGTCCTACGCCCTTCCGGTCAAGGTCGCGGCAGAGACCCCGGAGAAGGCCGCACACAAGCTGTATGCGCGGCTCATTCGCGGCGGGATCAAGACGCCTTCGCGTTGACTTTTCTCTCGGCGTTGACTACAGCTTTTGATCAGTGTTCGCGAACACTCGCCGAACACTCGCCGAACGTTGGAGCCCGTCAATGCCTTCGAACGCCTCGAACGCCGACAAATACGACCTCCGGATCGAGTGTCCGATCGCGAAGCTCGACGAGCCACTCCGGGTTGTCACGGGGATCGTTCTCGAGCCGGACGAAGTCGACTCGCAGAACGACACGATTTCCTCCGAAGAAATCCGGCGCGCAGCTCACAACTACCTCGCGAGCTACAACCGCGAAACGCGGCTCGGGTTGCAACACAAAGTGTTCGACAAGATCGGCCTCGAGCTTGTCGAGAGCTGGATTGCTCCCGTCGACCTGCAACTCGGAGGGGAGTCCGTCAAGGCGGGCTCGTGGGTTATGTCGGTTCACGTCCTCGACGATGGACTCTGGGAAGCTGTCAAGGCTGGCAAGTTCACGGGGTTCTCGATCGGTGGCGTCGCAACCGTGATCGGAGAAGGCAAGTGAAAGACGACACGGCAAAGCCCCGAAACCTCCTCGACCTCCGCGTCGGAGAGGTCTCGTTCGTTGATAAGCCCGCGATCGGGCGACAGTTCCTCGTGATCAAACGCGACGCCGACGGCGTCGAGGCCGAAGGAGGCGAAGCAATGCCGACGAAGAAAGAGGAGACCGTCGAGGTCGAAGCCAAGGCCGAGGCCGAAGTGAAGGCCGAAGTGAAGGCCGAAGTCGAGACGAAGGCCGAAGTCGAGACGAAGGCCGAAGTCGAGACGAAGGCCGTCGACGTCGGCGCGGCGCTCGCCGTCGCCGCTCCACTCCTGACGGACTTCGCCGCGTCGATCGCGTCGGACAACCCCGACGGCGCGGCCGCGATCGGCGCTCTCGTCGAGTATCTGTCCTCCCCGGAGGAAGAGGCCGAAAGCGAGGCCGAAGCCGAAGGCGAGACGATGGATCAGGCGGAGAAGGCGACGGACGTCGCGACGGAGAAGGCGAAGCGGATGACTCCCAATCGGCTCAAGCGGAGCGGGGAGATCCTCGACGCCCTCAAGGCGTTCTTTGCCGAGTTCGTCGACAGCTCCGAGGAGGAGATCGCCTCCGCGGAGAAGGTCGAGGTTTCGACGACGAAGGCGGTCGAGCCTCCGCCCGACCTGAACGCGATCGTGACGAAGGCTCTCGAGCCGGTCGCGAAGGCGCTCGGGGACCTGGCGAAGTCCAACGGCGAGCTGACAGAGCGACTCGCGACGCTCGAGACGACCCGCGCGGTCGCGAAGAGCGACGGCGTCGACTCCACCCCTGAGCCTGTCAAGAAGTCGAGGGCCTCCCTCTTCGCCCACTTGCTCTAACCGTTCGCGTCTCCGCGAACAGGGCAACCGTTCGCGAACAAATGACCTCCGCCGATCACGGCACAACGTAAGGAACAGAGACAATGCCCACCACGAACGAAGCCCTGATCCGAAAGGCCGTGATCAACGCGGCCGACGCCCTCGCCTCCGCTGGCAAGCTCAATGCTGAGCAGGCGGACGCCTTCCTCGATTACGTCGTCGAAGAGACGATGTTGACGAAGGTCGCTCGCGTTGTCCGGTTCCGCCCGGAGTCGCTCGACCTCGACAAGATCGGGATCGGTCGCCGCGCGGCCGTCCCCGCGTCCGAGGGGATCGACCCCGGTCGCCGTCGCGGAGTGAGCCACACGAAGGTTACTCTGACTCCGGTCGAGATCATGGTCCCGATGGAGATCAGCACGACCTACAAGGAACAGAACCTCGAGGGCGACGCCGTGACGGATCACATCCTCCGGATGTTCGCCGCGCAGCTCGCGAACGACGTCGAGGAGCTGTCGATCCACGGCAACACCTCCGGGTATCTCGTGACCGAGGACTACCTCGACGACGGCGGCTCGACGACGAAGGTCGTCGTCGACACCTTCATGGCGCTCTTCAACGGGTGGCTCACCCTCACGAACTCGGCGAACGTCGTCGACCACGCGGGCGGGACCCTCTCCGGATCGCTGTTCCGCAAGATGCTGGCGGCGATGCCGTCGAAGTTCAAGCGGAACAAGGGCAACCTCCGGTGGATCTGTTCGACGGAGACCGAGGAGCTGTGGCGCGAGCGTATGTCGACCCGCGCGACCGCGCTCGGAGACAACGCCATGAACTCGCAGGGCGAGTTGACCCCCTTCGGGATCAAGATGGTCCCGTGCCCCCTGTTTGACCATTACCCTCGTCAGATCCAGACGGGGTCGCAGTTCAGCGGCCTCGGCGCGACGATCCAGCTCGCCCACGCCCCGATCCTCGCGAACTCCGTCAAGATCGTCCTGTCGTCGCAGGCGGGCGCGACCCCCGTCACCCCCTTCGTCGAGGACACCGCCTTCACGGTGAATGAGACGACTGGCGTGATCACCGAGACGGGCGGCGTGATCACGACCGGCGTCAACCTCACGATCACCTACCAGTCGATGCCCGAGATCCTCCTGACGCACGAGAGCAACCTGATCCTCGGCTACTCCCGTGACATCTCGATTGAGAAGGACCGGGACATCTACAAGCGCGTCGATCAGTACGCGACGACCCTCAAGGTCGCCGCGCAGATCGAAGAGCTGACGGCGTGCGTCAAGGCGAAGAACATCTCCGACGCGATCTGATCCAGGTCGACGAAGGCGCTCGACGGGGCCTCGTCCCCGTCGAGGCCCTCCGCCTCAACCCCCATTGGAATTGCCTCCGGGACAAACCATGAGCAAGCAATATCAAGTCAAACTGCGAAGGGCGGCGACAATGTCGACGCCCTTCGGTCGTTTCAACCGGGAGCAAGAGGTCACCGTCGCGGAGGGGGACCGGAGGCTCGCGTACTTCCTCCGTTCGCCAGAGGACTTCGATGTCCTCCCTGTGTCTCCCCCGAAGCCCCCCCCCGTGCCCCGGAAACACCCTTCTGACGTCTCCGAAGCTCCGAAGGCGACCACGACACGGGTTCTGGCTCCGGAGCCTCCTGGCGCCCCTCCTGATGCTTCGGAGGAGGACACCTCGCCGAAGGTCGTCGGCGCGACGCGTATCCTGTCGGAGTCCACACTTCTGAAACTCAAGCGTGCGGAGCTGGCGGAGCTGGCGGAAGACGAGTTCGGCCTTGACGTCGGCGAGTCCGCAACGAAGCGGGAGATCGTCGCGGCGATCCTCCGCGAGGCCGACGAAGACGAGGAGGACGACGGATGAAGATCGCGCTCAAGCGGCCCTTCCGCTCCGTCCAGATCGAGCGCGACCACGGCGGCGCGCTCCATCTGGCGCGCGGAGTCGTGGTCGAGGTCGACTCCGATACCCTCGCCCTGATCCGGTCGACACGTCCGGACGTGTTCTCCGCGATCGAGATCGTCGACGGGCCTCCGAAGTCGAAGCGGGTCTCTCGCCTCCTCGACGACGCGAACCCGACTTTTGTCCTCCCCGTCGTCGAGGAGAAGCCGAAGCCGCGCAAGCGGAAGAGGTGAGCCCGTGCTCGTCGTGAACCTCCGAGACGGGTCGACCCTCCGCTTCGACCTCGCCTCCGCCTCCGGGGCGGAAGGGTGGAGCGCCGTCAACCGGAGCGAGATCACGGCCGTGTCGGTCGTGCACAACCGGCACGTTTATGCCGTCCCGCTTCGCGACGGCGCGGCCGAAGTCGAGGCCGAGGTCGTCTTCCATCGCGACGGGTCGGGAGCTGTCGTTGCCCACCGTGTGACCTCGCGCGTCGAGGGCTCGACGGTCGAGCTGCTCGTGTACACTGGCCACCGTCCGCGGATGGCGCGCTTCACAGTCTCACCGACGGCGTCGGCGAAGACCCCGGAGGGGTGAAATGGCGACGACGTGGCTCCCGCAAGCGTATGTGAACACCGAGGAACTTCTGTCGTTCTTCGTCGTCGACGAGGACGGATTTCTCGTCGATCCCGACTCGATCGAGTGTGCGATCTTCGACCCCGACGGCGCGCAAGTCTTCCCCGTCGCGGGGTGGGAGGATCAGTCGGAGGCCGGGAGGTTCGACCGCGGACACTTCTTCGCCGTCGATCCTGACACGTCGGAAGGTTGGCAGGTTCCGGCGGACGCGGCGGAAGGGACGTGGGCGATCCGCTGGCGTTGGCGCGAGACCGCGACCTCGGCCTTGCGAACCTGGACGATGGCGTTTGACGTCGTCGCAAGCCGGGACGAAGGGGCGGGGACGGGGTTCGTCGGGTTGCCGTATCGGGCGATTGTGTCCCCCCTCACGCTCCGGAATCACGGCCTCTCCCTGACGGACGCGAGCGACTCCCGGCTCGAGACCTTGATTGTCGAGGCTCAAGCCTACGTCGAATTCTCCTGTCGACAGACCTTCCGCCCCGTCGCCTCGACGCTCCGGTTGCAGGGCGGCGCGAGCGACCGGCTCTTCCTCGGGACGGCGATCGTGGGCGTTGACTGGCTCAAGGCGAACAGCTCGACAAGCGAAGTCACCCGGTCGACGCTCGCCGTCTCCTTCGCCCCGATCGACCGGGCCTCCGCGTCGAGCTTCCGGCCCGACCCCCGGAGGCAGCCGACGATCTCTATCGCCGCGCGGGAGTCGGTGTTCGGCGTCGGCCTCCGCCGCGGCGGGACCTTCGAGGCGGGGCGGCTCAATCAGAAGCTCAAAGGCGTGTTCGGCTTTCTCGAGGCCGACGGGAAGGTCCCGGCCCTGATTGAGCGGGCGGCGACGCTCCTCGTGTATGCGACGGCCGTCGCCTTCGTCGTCGGGGACGACCCCGGCGTTGCCGGACCGATCAGCTCGAAGACGATCGACTCGTTCTCGATCAGCTACGCCGACGCAGGCTCGAGTGGATCGGCGACGGCCTCGCGCGCGTTGGCTCGCTCCCGCGAGGTCGAGGAGATCCTCGCCGGGTACAGAGCCCCGATCGGGCTCGGGTCTCCCGATCCTCTCACGCGGGGTTCAGCATGATCATTGACGCCTTGATTGACCCGGACGAGGTCGTCGTCGAGCAAGTCGACACGACCTCGACCCGGTACGACCCGGACACGCGCGAGCCGATCGGGCTCGTCCGCCGCGTGACCTCCGTCACTCTCTCCGCACAAGTCGTGTTCGGCTCGACGCGGCGGACGGCGTTCAGGGGAGGAGGTCAAGGCGGAGCGCACAACGAAGCGACGGGGAGGATCGTCCTCCTCCGGCGGGAAGTTGACGCGCTCGGAGTGACCCTCCGGCGCGGGGACAAGATCACGTCGATCGCTGGCGTCGCCCTCTCCCCTCCCGTGTTCCTCCTCGCTGAGCGGCGAGCCGGACACCTGTCGAACGTCGCGAACCTCCTGATCTGGGATTTCGTCGACAAGGCCCCGGCGGCGTGATGGCGGGCGACAGCTTCGAGATTTCGATCGACTTCACCGCGCTCGCAAAATCATTCATGGCGGGCTCGTCGTTCTCGACCCTCGTCGAGAACGAGAACGAGCGCGCGGGCGACATTTGCGCGCTGAAACTCGCGGCGCTTATGCGTTCTGTGATCTCGGGCGGAGTCGACCCGGCGAACTCCCCGAGCACGAAGCAGCTCAAGGGCTCGACGAAGAGCCTCGTCGACTTCGGTCGACTGTTCAAGTCCGTCACGGGAAGCTCTGTCGTTGGAAGCGGTCACTCGACGACGATCACGGTCGGCGTTATGCGGACGGCGGCGACGGCGAACGTTGCGCGGATCGTTCACGAAGGCACGCAACAGACTGTCACGTTCAAACAAGCCCTCCTGTTTCGTGTGCTCTGGCTTGCGTCGATCGGGCGCAAGGTCAATATTCGCAGCGAGCGCGGGCGCGTCCTCCTCGCGCAGTCAAAGGGGAAGTTCGTCCCCCTCAAAGTCGGGACGGTCCTCGTCGTTCCTCCGCGTCCGTTCGCGCTGCAAACGCTGAACGACCCGCGGACGAAGGCGATCGTCGAGAGCGAGTTCAAGTCCGCGCTCAAGCGCGCATTCGAAACGGCGGCAAAGAAGAAGTGAAACGGACGACGAGCTACATTCGGGACCTCGCGATCTTGCTCGAAGGGGGCGCAACCCTGAGCGATACGGCGAAGCTCTCGGCCCGGAGTGGCGTCGTTCGGCTCAAGCCGCAACGCCGCTCCGTCAAGCTCCCCGGCCGCGGGATCGAGGCGTATCCCCTCGACGACGACCTCTTTGTCCGGACGGAGAGCTTCGCCCCAGGCGCTCTCGTGTCGTTCGGGTTCGTCGAGGTCCTCGGGTCAACCCCTGTCGACGAGGGCGGGGCGGAAGTCACGTCGTTCGGGTTCCGCGCGTTCGACGGCACAGACGCAAAGTGGTGGGATGGATCGGCGTGGAGCGTCGCGGCGGCGGGCGAGTGGAACACTCTCGCGGAGTTCAACGCGAACCTTCCGACGCTCGACGCGACCGAGATCGCCGTCGACCTCCGGCTCAAGACGACCGACGACGGGTTGACCCCGACGGCCTCCGGGCTCCGGCTCCAATGGACAGGCGAAGTCGTCAACCCGCTCACCGAGTGGATCTTCCGCGGCCTCGTCGCGAGCCTCCGGCGGAACCTCCGGCCGACGACGACGTTCGTCGTCACGGCGAACGGGCTCGCCTCCGTCGACCTCACCGGAGCGGCGGGCGCGGGGTTCGTCCTTGCCTCCGTCCTCGAGGCGTACGACCTGACGGACGACCCGACGCGAGAGACGAACCTCGCCTTGTCGTTCGTTCCCTCGACTGAGGTTCTGACGCTCTCCGCGGCGGTCGACGTTGGCAACGAGCTGTGGATCGTTGCGAGCTACGCTCCGGACGTCGCCGTCGTGACCTCGACGGACTATGTCGCCGACGCGAAGATCCCCGCGGTTTGGGTTACGTCGATCGTCCCGCGGTCGACGCGCAAGAGGCTCGGCGGAGTCGGTCCGGCGATCGTCGACCGGTCGATCTCGCCTCCGCTCGCGACCGTATTCCCTCTCCCCGTCCCGCTCGTCGACCTCGACTTGACGGTCTCCGTCCTCGCCCCGAGCGCGCTCGACCTGTTCGCGCTCTGCGACGCCCTCACGGGGTGGATCGAGAGTCACCCTGTCTTGACCTCGACGGCCCTCGACGAAGGCGTCGCCGTCTCCGCTCTCACCCCGGTGGGGTGGCAGTCGGACACCTCCGACTTCGACGACGTCCGCTCCGCGACGCTCGCCCTTTCCTTTCTCGACGTCCCGCTATACCCTGACGCGAGCGCGGCCTCTGCGTCCGACGGCGTCTCACAAGCCCCTGTCGACGGCGTCCCGGCCGTCGGTCGATTGCTCTACAACTGGCGTCCCGCGGACGGCGGCGACGAAACGACCTGATAGGAGGTCCGCAAATGCCCCGAAGATTCGGCCCCACTCTCGGAACCGGCGTCGCCGTGATCGAGCAAGACGCCGCGAGCGCAATCACCCCGAGCCCGCTCGGCGTGACCTGCTACGTCGGCCGGACGGAGAAAGGGACCCCCGGCGAGGTCCTCTCCGTCGCGAAACAACGCGACTTCGTTCGCAAATGCGGGACCTACCTCGACGAGAGCGAGCTTCCCGACTCCGCGTTCGACTTCTACCGGTTCAGCGGCGGAGCCGGACAGCTCTTCGTTGTCCGCGTGACCGACGGAACGGAGGTCGAGGCGGTCGACGTCGTCCAGAACAGGAAGACGGGCTCGGGAGACTACCTGAACCGTGACACCGGCTCGACGCAGCGCGGCGTGATGCTCACCGTTGCCGCGAAGAACGGCGGTCGTTGGGGTGGCGCGGAGCGCGTCCTCTCGTTTGCCTTCACGATCGTTTCGGACCTCGACGAGACGACCCTCGCGACGGGCGAAACGATGCTCGTCGACGAGTGGAAGGGCGCTACCCTCGAGCTGTTCGGCGTGACTTCGCGAACCTACACCGTGATCTCGAACACGGCGCTCGGCGTCCTGACGGTCGAGAGCGATTCCCGGATGGCGTCGGACCTGGCCGCGGATGGCGCGACGAACAACGTCGCAACGCTCACCCTCGACGCCGCGACCCGGAGCATCAACGCTCCGGGGTCGGTCGTCGGCGATCGGCGAGAGCTGTCCCTGACGTGGAAGGACGGCGAGGAAGACCCGGACCTCCTGTTCGGCCTCGACGTCCTCGTCGACGGGTCGATCGTTCGGAGCTATCCGAACCTCTCTCTTGACCCGGCGAGCAAGTGGTATGCGGGCTCGGTCGTCAACAACGATCCGGACAATGACTTCGTCACCCTGACGCTCGTCCACACTGGCAGCTACGCGGCCGCGAACCGTCCGGCGGGGTGGTACGGCGAATTCAAGGCGTACGCGAGCGGGACGCTCACTTGTCGCCCCGTCAACGTCGTCTCCGTCGTTCCCAACACTCCGGGAAACGATATCGGCTCCGTCACGGCGTGGGATTTCCCGTCGCGAACCGTTCGCCAGCGGATCACGCTCACCTTCACCGGCGCGGCGGCGTTCGCGGTCTCGACGTCGGCCGCGTACGGCGCGGAACACAAGGACCTCCCGGCCGGGGTCGTCGGGACCCCCTACGCGACGACCCTCGCCGCGAACAACCGGACGGGCCTCCTCTCCCTCCCGACCTTCACCGTGATCCCCGGCGTCGACGCCTTCGAGGCGGGCGACGTGATCGTGATCGACGTCGACCCGCTCCCCGTCGACCTCTTGACCGGCGACGGCCTCCTCGAGGGGTGGGTTTACGTCAACGACGGCGTGACCCGCGAGCGCGTCGCGATCGAGTCCAACACGCCCGACACGATCGTGTTCAAGTCCCTCCCGGCCTCGGCCCCGACCGCCGCGAGCGCGATCGGCGGCGCGTTGCAGTCGACGGGTGATATCGTCTTCCCGACCGCTGGCGGGACGATCGTCGTCAACTGCGACCTGATCGGGTATGCGACCCTCACCTATGGGGTCGTCGCCTCCGCGGCTCTCCTCGTCGCGGCCCTCGAGGCCGAGGCGGTCGCGGCGGGTCTTCCCTCCGGTCTGTTCACCGCGACCGGGGACAAGCTGAACGTCCTCCTCTCGACGATCTATGCGGCGGCGAGCAACGAGACCGGCGCGGATCAGTTCTTCGAAATCGTCTCCGCCGCGGCCGAGGTTAAGCTCGACGCCGGGGTCTCCTCCGGCGCGTCCGGCGACAGCTTCCGCGTCGAGGCTCCGCGAGCCCTCCGCGATGGATACGACGGGTCGACCCCGTCCGACGCGGATTACATCGCCGCGTTCAACACTGTCACGAGCCCGATCCTCCGCCTGGCCAACCGCAAGCTCGGACTGATCAAGCTCGCGACCCCCGGCGTCACGAGCACGAACGTCCAGAAGGCGGGCCTCGCCTTCGCGGAGGCGACGAATGCGCAGTATCGCGTTGAGATCCCCTCGAACATCACGAGCGAGGCGAGCGCCGTCGCCTACATCAACGCCACGATCGCCCGGAACGACTATGGCGTCACGGCGTGGCCGTCTTACGGCTACGTCGTCAACCCCGTCGGGAACGGGACGGTCCTGCAAAGCCTCACCGGCGCGATCCACGGGATCGAGGCCCGGACGGCGGCGGACTTCGGAGGCTATCACAAGGCCGCGGCGGGCCTCACGGCGAAGCTCTCGCACGTCATCGACCTCCCGACCGGGGAGAGCCTCCTCGACACTGAGATCCTGAACCCGGCCGGGATCAACCCGATCGTGAACAAGAACGGGAGCTTCGTCGTGTGGGGAGACCGGACGATCTCGGTTCAGCCGGCGTGGCGCTTCAAGCACGCGCGCGAATATATGAGCCACACCGAGCGCGTGTTCGCGGAGGCGTTCGATTGGATCCTCTTCGCGCTCAACAACGCGGAGACCCGGAAGACCCTGATCCCCGTCTTCCAAGCCTACTTCCGGCCGGAGTGGCAGAAGAGGGCGATCTCGGGCGACACCTTCGAGGACGCCGTGTCGATCAAGATCGACGAGGAGAACAACTCCCCCGCGGACGTCGAGAACGGCGACCTGAACGCCGACATCTCCTTCGCGATCGTCGGGGTGGTCGAGCGGTTCAACATCTCCGTTTCGAAGAAGGGCGTCCTCTCCTCCGCGGCGTGATCTTCCTGACGGCGAGGGGGACTCCCCCTCGCCGTTCTGACGACAAACGGGTCGAACGCCTCCGGGCGATTGAGGTGACAGAATGAGTCTCAAAGGGCGAATCAAGGCGGACCACATCCCGCTGAACAAGTACGCGTTGACGGTCGTCGGGCTTCCCGAGATCACGTTCCTCCGGGTGTCCGGGCTCGAGTCCGGGATCGAAATGGTCGAGCTTCCCGACAGGACGCGCGCGAGCGGCGGACAGGTCGGGACTTCCGAACTCACCGTGTCGATCCCTTCGCACCACTCGACCGACGTCCTCGCAATGGAGCTGTGGTTCAAAGAGTCGCAGGACCCGATCACGGCGACCTACAAGAAGCCCGCGATCCTGACGCAGTTCAGCGGGACCGGCGCGATCACGCGAACGTGGCAGCTCTCCGGCTGTTGGAACGGCGGGCGCGCAATCGCGGAGGTCGCCTTCGAGAACGCGGGCGAACTCGCGACGATCGAATACACGCTCCACGTCGACGAGATCATCCCCCTCCCTGTCTGAACGGCCGCGTAACGCGTCCGAACTCGTCGGACGTACGATGAAGCGGTTTCTCCGCCCTCGTGCGTCCTGAGCCCGTTTCCGGCGTCCTACGCCCCCAACCTTCGAGGTATTGGAACATGAGCAACACTCCCACCGTCACGGCGGACCCGACCCCGAGTGAGTCAACGCTCGAGCTGTACGGGCAGAACCTCCCGATCGGCGTTTTGAGCCCCGACGGGACGCAGGTCGGGAAGGGCTTCGCCTTCCGGCCGCTCGACTTCGAAGTCGAGGAGGCGATCGACAAGGCTCGCAACCGTCCAGGCGGACCCGGCGCGCACCCCGCGAAGGTCGCAACGGAGGTCCTCGCGCTCACCCTCACCGAGTGGGGCGGAGACCCCGGCTTCGGGACGAAGGCGCACGAACACAAGCTCGCGGCCCTCCAATCGGCGTTCGTGGAGGACGTCTTGTTCGCGTGGGTATCCCTCCGCGTCGAGACGATGGGAGAGGTCCTCGCGGTCGGGTGGACGTGCGCGTCTTGCGCGCACGAGTGGCAGTGGGAGACGGACCTCGGCCGACTCCAGATCACGACCGTCGACGCTCCTCCCGTCCCCGTCCGCGTCAAGCTGCACAAGCCTGTCAGCTTCGGGGAGCGGACTCTCGTCGCGTGCGACCTCCTCCCCGCGAAGTGGTCGGCGGTGTACAACGTCACTGCGATCCAACGGCGGGGCTCCATCGGGGACATTCGGAACGCGATCCTCCGGAGCGCGGTCTCGGCGGTCGTCAACGACAAGGGCGAGCGGAGCCCCCTCGCCCCGAGGGCGTTCCAACTGATCACGAAGCGGGACCGCGAGCGGCTCACGAAGGCGCTCGACTCTCCGCTCCTCCCCCGCTGCGACCTGTCGCTCGAAGTCGTGTGCCCGAAGTGTGGCCACAAGACTTCGACGCAGCTCGAATGGTCGTGGGATTTTTTCTTCGGGAGTGCTTCCCTCCCCGCGGACTGAACGACCTCCGCGAGGAAGCGCACATTCTCTTGTACGGGTACGGCGGAGGGTTCACGCTGGAACAGGTCAAGGGAATGCGTCGCGACGAGCGCGAGTGGTTCGTTCGGCGAGTCCTGAAACAACGGGAAGACGAAGCCGCGGCGATCGAGAACGCGCGAAGGAAGTGAGGTCGGTTATGGGGCTCGAAGCTCTCGCAGCGGGGATGGTTATCACGGTCAAGGATCAGACCGCGAAGGGTATCGCCGCGGTCGGGCGTGGGTTCAGCTCGCTTGACAAGAGGAGTGCAGGGCTTTCGAAGGCGTTCGGCGGACTGAACTCGCTCGTGACGCAGTTCGGCGTTGCCTCCGGGGTCGTTGGGATCGTGCTCGGCGTCGCCTCGAAGCAAGCCGTCGACTTCGAAAAGGCGCTCTCCGCGGTCCGCGCGGTGAGCAGTCCGGACGGGGACTTCGCGAGCCTCACGAACGAGATCAAGCGGCTCGGCGCAACGACGCAGTTCAGCGCGTCCGAAGCCGCACAAGGCGCGGAGAACCTCACCCGCGCGGGCTTCAACACCTCGGAGACGATCGAGGGCCTCGGGGGCGTCCTCTCGGCCGCGGCCGCGGACGGGATCGACCTGGCCACAAGCGCGAAGCTGATCGCGAACAACGTTCGTGCGTTCGGCCTCGACGCGAAGGACGCAGGAATGGTCGCCGACGTCCTTGCGCAAACGTCCGCGAGGACGAACACGAACATGGTCGAGTTGGGGGAGGGGCTAAAGTATGTCGCCCCGATCGCGCGCGATCTCGGGATCAGCGTCGCGGACACCTCCGCGGCGCTCGGCATTCTCGCCGACGCTGGCTTGCAAGGTTCCGTCGGCGGAACCTCACTCAAGAACATGCTGATCCAGATCGCGAAACCGTCGGCGGAGGCGGCAAAGCTGATCAAGAAGTACGGAATCGAAACATACAAGACAGCGGACGGATCGTTCGATTTGACTCGGACGATGGACGCTCTCGCGAAGACCTTCGACGGCATCCCGGACAAGATGACGAAGGTCGCGGTCGCACAAGAACTGTTCGGCATCCGCGGGCAGGCGGCGGCGGGAAATTTCGTCGCCGTGATCGACAAGATGGGAGGGAGTCTGCAAGGCCGCTTTGACCAGATCCAAGCGGGGACGGAGGGCGCAGCAAAGCGAATGGCGGCGATCCGCGTCGACAACGTCGCGGGCGCGTTCACGCTCCTCGGTTCCGCGCTTGAAGGTCTTTCGATCGAGCTGTTCTCCGGCCAAATGGGGCAGGCGAAGGACGCGATCATGAATGTCGCTGGCGCGATCGGTGTGGTTGTCGAGACCCTCCAACAGGCACGGGACGGGTTCATTGCCGAGTCGGAATCGATGACGGAGTTCCGGGACAAGTTCGGGCCTCTGACTGACACCCTGATCGCCTTCGGCCTCGGAATGGCGAAGGGACTCGACACCCTCAAGAGCTGGGGAGAGCAGCTCTCCGCGTTCGCCGAACAGTTCGCGGGAGCGTTCGGGGACACCGACCTCGCTGGGAAGATCGGCGAGTGGCTCACGATCGCGACTCCCGTGATCGTTGTCCTCGGCGGGCTCGCTGGCGCGATCGCCCTCCTCGCGATCCCGATCGCGACCTTCGGGACAACGATCATGGGCGCGTTGGAGTTCGCGGGGATCGGAGCCGCTGGCCTGGTCGGCGCGTTCGGACTGTTCGCAGGGACCGTGAACAACGGTCGCGCGGAGGGTGAATCGTTCGGCGAAGCAATGATCAGGACCTTCGGCGAGATCAGGACCTTCGCGACAGAGTTCTTCGCGGGCATCCAGAAGGGCTATACGGCCTACATCGCTCCCTCGTTCGGAGCGATCTCCGAGGCCGGAGCCGCGATGCTTGACGCGCTCAAACCGATCTTCGACGTCGTCGGGGAGAGTTTCGGCGGTATGAGCGGCGAAGGCGAGTCAATGGCGATGGGGATCGCGAACGCGATCGGGACCGTCGCGAAGGTCGTTGCGTGGTTCGTCTCGAACGTCCTCGCGCCAGTGATCAAGTTCTTCGCGAACAACTTCGTTGCGGGGTTCATCTCCGGGATCGGGGACCTCGTCGGCGGGTTCGTCGATCTTGTCACCGGAGCGACCTCCGTCGGAGACGCGCTCACGAGGATCTTCGGCGGGATCTTCAAAACGATCGTGAACGCGTTCCTTCTCCCCCTCCG